ACTGGTTTTACTGGTATAATGGCATGTAAGAGTTTCAACGACTTCCACGGAGATGTTGAAAAACGTCTTGGTCGTCCAGTGTTTACTCACGAGTTTGCCAACAAAGAACTTAGCGAGGAAATTAAAGAATTGTATAAGTCAGACTTTATGGATATGGTGAGTTAATATGTTTGGATTGTTTAAAGGTTTAGGTTCTTCTGGAAACGCTAACTATGAGGCAGCTAAAGCATCTGTCCATAAAGACCTCAAGATTCAGCGCCTGCAACAAGAGATTGACGATCTTAAAAAGTATAGAAAAGATTTGGTACAGGCCTCGATGCAATTAATCAAGGTAAAAAGTGTGGCAGTTGCTGTATTGACCGGTATCGGTAATCAAGAAACATCTGGTGGTGGTCAAGCAAGTACAATGGCATGGACTGCCCGTGAAGCATTAAAGAAGATTGAGGAATTGGAGAAAACAAATGATTGATAAAGAGTTGATTGAAACACTACGTGGTCGTAATGGTTTTGGATGGACAGAAGATGCCGCTGACCGCATTGAGGCTTTAGTTGAATTCCAAGAGTTATTAGTAGCACAACGGAATGCTGCATGGGAACGGGACGCTTATTCTTTTAGAGAATGGAAGACAGCAGAAGCCAATCTGAAAATTGCAGAGGAAATCGGTCGTGCTTTTGAGGAAGATGCAGGACAGTTGCGAGACAAGTTGGCTAAGGCTGTTGATGTTATTAAGCACATAATCAACATTGCGCCAGAAGGTGATGATGACGAGTGGCACATTGCTCTGGATGCTGCTGATGCATTGCTGGCTGAACTGGGGAAAACAGAATGAATGACCAAAAACACTATGTAACTTTCCACTCTCCTGGATCATTTGTATCAGAGACCACAACAAAAGAGATTGACGCATGGAGTGTTGATCTAGCCGTTCGTATGGCAAAAGAGATTAAAGAACGTCGACGTGCTACTCCATACGGCTTTAGATTTAAAACTAAAGAAAGTGATGGTTGGTCGCCAAAGACTGTCAAAGAATCTGGCATGTATTACCTTGGCGGTAGACTCTTAACACTTGATGATATTCCTGATACTGATGCCAACCGAATCCTTCGTGATAACATGAAATTCAACAACTACGAATATGTTATTGAGAATACCAACAGTTGGAAAACCACCCTGCCATTTTACAAAGACAAAGACATTCTATTAGATTGGGACAAGAATGATTGATTTAATTTTATACTACGTTCTACCGAATGTACTTTTGTTTGGTGGTATTTACTTTATTAGCAAAGCATTTGAAAGCATTGTATGGGAATTCATTGTTTGGAATGCCGATAATTATTATTCAGATGAGAATTGTCCATGACTCAATATGCAATGGTTACAGTAATTTCTACTTTTCGGAATCGTTATGCAATTCCAGTAGATAAACTTCAAGCTTTAAATACTGAAGTACCGATTGAAGGTATGGAACTTGAATGGGCTGAGGATTGTGTCACATGTGAAGAATTAGAAGAATTTTCACAAAAGCATCTTGGTGAAACTATCATTGACAGTGTTTTATTAGATGAAACTCAACTGCTCGAGTTGTTTGATAAAGATAATGATTATCTGAACGAATGGACTAAAGAGCAAAAATTATCTTGGATTACAAAATGGCGTAGAAATACGTTGACATATTAAATACTTGATATATAGTAAACATATCGGAGATTATTATGTCACTTAAAGCACTATTTTTAATTTATGTTGAATTGCAACTATCGGCTGATGTTTCAAAGTCTATCTATGGTACTGATAGTAAACACACAAAAGAAGCATATGATCGTGCTAATGAAATAAAACAAAAGTTCACTCGTGAACTTGACGAACTTGAATATCGTATTAAATCCCTAGAAAAGTAAGGAATATAAAATGGCTAAAGGTAAAAAAAGTTCGGGCAGCGCTAAAACCTCGAAGGGTGATCGTATCAGCTGCATGAGCACCTCGGTGAAAGATCCTGCTCAAAAGCTTTTGAATCAAATTAACGCCCTTCAAAAGGGTAAGAATGTGGTTTGGTCGCTGCCTGTTTTGGGTAAAAATGGCAAGGTGATGCCAAACAAGGTTATCAAGGTGAATGGTAAAGACTACATCAACTCTTTGAAGCATAACCAAAAGGGTATGAAAGAAGTTGAAGCATGATCACCATTTATGCAAAGAATAATTGCAAATGGTGCACTGCAGCTAAGGAACTGGCTGAAAGTCGTAATTTAAATTATGAATATCGTAATGTCGATGATAATATTCAATTTATTTTTGAATTGAGTGCTCTGATGCCAGGCGCTAAGACCCTACCACAAATCTGGTGGGATGGTCGTTATGTTGGCGGCTACACTGACTTTGCCGCTGAAATTGAAAACACAATGGGAGACTATGGTAATGGAAAAATCTAAAGTACTTGAACTATTGCATACTGAAACTGTTGATCTGGAATTTGTAAAGAAGGATGGATCATTTCGTGCTATGACTGCAACACTGAAAGCAGACATTCTTCCTGCTCAAGTTGATCTTGAGGAAGCAGTACAAAAGAAAGCGGTCAATCCTGATGTGATGGCTGTATTTGATTTGATTAATCAAGGCTGGCGCTCGTTCCGCTGGGATAGCCTTAAGACTGTAAATGGTGAAAGCTTTGTCTGATAAGCTAGTAGCCCGTGGTGGTACTGAACTGATGGCAGGGAGAATTAACACTCTCCCTGCCGAGTTACTTTCCCATTTTAATATTATGCATTCACGTGAAACAAATATCAGTTTTACCAAGAAGAACATTTTGGTATTACATGACCTTGCACTTGATCCTATGCATGATCATCTACGTAATGGTGGTTGGAAAAACTTTGACAAACTTGTCTTTGTAAGTCATTGGCAGAAACAACAATTCTTTGACTATCTTGGTGTGCCACCTTCAGCTGGTGTTGTATTGAAAAATGCAATCACTCCAATTGAAGATCATACTAAGCCAACAGATAAAATCCGTCTGATGTATTACTCTACTCCCCATCGTGGGTTGGATATTCTATATGCAGCTTTTGTTCCATTGGCAAAAGAGTTTCCAAACTTAGAATTGAATGTATTCAGTTCGTTTGATCTATATGCATGGCCCGAGCGTGATGAACAACATAAAGATTTGTTTCAGAAACTTGAAGATCATCCTCAGATCAATTATAGCAAATCAGTATCAAATGATCGGATTCGTGAAGAACTCAAGCGCAATCATATTCTTGCTTATCCGTCAAACTGGCAAGAAACATCGTGTCTGGTTCTTATTGAAGCAATGTCTGCTGGACTTACATGTGTCCACTCATCGTTGGCTGCGCTACCAGAAACATCATTGAGTCTTACCATTATGTATGACTATCATGAAGATCCAAATACACATGCAATGATTTTCTATAACAATCTGCGCCGAGCAATCATGATTCATTCTGATAATATGTTAATGGCACAACATGCAAACAATCTTGCCGTTCAAAAGTCCATTGCTGATGTTGTCTATAGTTGGGACAACCGTGCGGTTCAATGGGAAAGCCTAATGCGTGTCATCTTGCAAAAAAGTGGTTGACATTGCCATATAAGTAAGTTATGTTGATCTTGAGAGTTATTGAAAGGACTTCAAGTATGGCTACCGCACTGACTAAAATCTCTGCAAAAAAGAAAAAGACCGCATTTGTAAGTAGCGGCCGTAAGTCTATCACTGCAGAGGAACGACATGTCGGAGTTGAAGTTGTTAACTGGCTTCAAGTTGAAGATATGAATAAAGCGGTATATGAAACACTTCGACATTACAACTATTTCTATGATCTAAAAGATGGTGTGAAGTGGGTTGCAATGTGGATGAAAAAGCACATGACAAAAGAAGACCTTTCAAACTACCAAGAAGCAGAAACATGGCGCACCAGTATGACTGCTGCTGGTCTATGCAAAATGCATCTCAATGGTGCGCCATTTGATGCTGATCGAATTGCTTGGATCAAAAACAAACTTCAGGAAGCAATTGTATATGGATCACTAAATAAGAAAAAGACTGTAGTAACAACTCCAACACGGATGAGTCCTGCTGACATTATTAAACAACGTACCTCGGACTTCATTGCCGAGATTGAAGAAGTGATTGACATATGGGATGAAGGTGTATGGTTAGATGTTGAAAACTATTCGGTTTATAATGAACTGAAAAAGATTGATGCATCATCCAATGTGGCAAAGGCAATCATTGAATACTATACTCCTTTCAAGGATGAACTCAATGAATTGCTTCAAAAGAAAACACCTGACCTTGTCGAAGGTTATCAACATTTGACACTACCAAAGAAAAAGGAATTGCTCAAACTCATCACTTTGATTATTGATGATGCTGAACAGTTCATGACTTCCAAAAAGGCTGTTCGGAAAACACGAGTTGTGAAACCAAAATCTGCTGCACAACAAGTGTCAAAAGTGCTCTATCTAAAAGAGAGTGCTGAATATAAAGTCACCAGTGTTGATCCTATAAATATTATCGGTGCCAGTGAACTGTATTTGTTCAATGTCAAATATCGTACCCTTGCCCATGTTGTGACTCAGAGTTCGTCTGGCTTCACTCTAAAAGGTACTACACTGCAAGGTATTGATGTCACCAATACATCTAAGAAGATGCTTCGTAAACCTGACGAGGCATTAAAGGAACTCATGGGTATGACAAAGGCAAAGTCCTTGAAATTCTTCAGTGAAATCAAAACATCACCAAGTGAGTTTACAGGGCGAATTAATAACGAAACAATTATTCTGAAAGTATATAAATGAACAATGTAGTCGACTTTACCGTAGCAAAAGAAAAGAAAAAAGAACAAGACGAAGAAAATATTGCAATTCTTGACGAAGATGAAGCCCTACAATATGCAATCAGTATTGCCGCAGATATTGGAGTCCTATTAGATGAGATGGGTATTCCATTAGAGAATGACATTAAATCAATGGGTGATATTTATCTGATGATTGATGTTCTAAAAGCATTGATCACTCGTGTTGCCGGAATCCCATGTGATGCACAAATCCTATCGGAAAAACTTATCGACATTGAATACGAGGAACATTTAATTAGTTTTCGTGAAATTATGGAAAGTGATTGACATTTGCTATAAATAGTGTATACTTATACTATGAGTTAATTTTGGAGACAACACGTGATACTTGTAGACCTTAACCAAGTGATGATTGCCAACCTAATGGCAAATATTGGCAATCACCACAATGCTGCTATTGATGAGAATATGATCCGTCACATGGTTCTTAATTCTCTTCGTATGAATAAAGTTAAATTTGGCCCAGAGTTTGGTGAAATGATCATCTGTGCTGATGACAAAAACTATTGGCGCCGATCATTCTTTCCATACTATAAAGCTTCACGTCGTAAGAGTCGTGAGGAATCTGAACTTGATTGGAATGCTATTTTTGTTTCACTCAACAAAATTCGTGAGGAACTCAAAACTGTATTTCCTTATAAAGTAATTCAGATTGACACCGCCGAGGCAGATGACATTATTGGTACCATCTGCCATATCAAAGGTACCATTCTCAACAGTGGTGAACCTATTCTGATTCTTTCGTCAGATAAAGACTATATCCAACTTCATAAGTATGCCAACATCAAGCAATATGATCCAATCCGCAAGCGTTGGATTGCTCATTCTGACCCTGATACATATCTACTTGAGCATATCATCAAGGGCGATACTGGCGATGGTGTGCCAAATGTTCTTTCAAATGACAATTGTTTTGTTGTTGGTGAACGTCAAAAGCCTATCACTCAAAAACGTATGAGTGAGTTACAAGGTTCTATTACCAATGAACAAATTCTTCGTAACTTTAATCGTAATCAAACCTTAATTGATTTGACAAAAATACCTGCTTCTCTTCAGGCAAAAATTACTGAAAAGTTTGAAGAGATTAACCCAAAAGATAGATCAAAATTATTTGGATATTTTATGGAAAATAACCTTCGTAATCTAATGCAAAATATACAGGAATTCTAATAATGGTCCAAATGTTATCTGAGATTATCAATAAGTCTCGCAAACTTAAAACTCATGATGAGAAAGTTGCGTGGCTTAAGAATCATGATAGTCCACAAATTCGTGACATTCTTACTGCAATGTATGATAAAGGCAAAGTGAAGTTTCTCATTCCTTCTGAAGCGCCTCCATATAGTCCATCAGGTGCAGTTGAGAATCAAGGTGCTTTATATCACGAATGCCGCAAACTCAAATATTTTGTTGATGGGTTTGGTGGTGAAAAAGTACAAAAACTTAAGCGTGAACAAATCTTTATTCAGATGCTTGAATCTGTCCATAAAGAAGATGCTTTACTTTTGTTAGATATGATTGCACAGACTGGATATAAAGATCTGCCAGTGAAAGCAATCAATGAAGCATTCGGTAATATTATTAATGAGAAAAGCGATGTCGAAAAAACGTAATGCCTATGTAGAAGATTATGGTAGTGACTGGGCCCCAGACTTTGACTATGATGACAAGAAACAATCAATTCGCGACAAACGGAGAGAAAAGTTGAATCAGCGTAGTCAGTACCTAGATGAACTTGATACTCCTGTGGTCGACAACAAGACATGGAAAAAAATGTGAGAAAAGAGCGCTTCGGCGCTCTTTTTTGTTGACAATGGGTTGTAGTTGTTTTATAAGATATATGTAACCAATGAAAAGGAAATGACATGGGTACTTCTGCAATGATCGGTCACTGGGACAAAGGCACTGGCAAAGTTATTGCCTCGTATGTACACTTTGATGGCTATGTTGACGGTGTTGGCGCAACACTTGTTGAATCGTATAACACTGAACTCGGCGCACAAAAGGTTGCCTACGGTGGTTATCTTTCGGCTCTATATCATGACTATGCTCAGAGTCGTGCAAATGCAGTACACTCTGATCGTCCAGAAACCTTCAATTCTGTTGATGAATATCTGAACGAAGGTCATGCAGACACAGGTGCACAATATTTGTATCTCTGGGATGGTGACATTTGGTTTTATGCACCACGGAATAAAAAGTTTGAAGAAGTTGCAATGAACCTGAAAGGTGCAAAATGAAACTGAAAGATAAAGTGATCCTAACCGATTGTGATGGTGTTCTTCTTGATTGGGTATACTCATTTGACAATTATATGAAAGAACATGGATACACCAAAAAGGTTGATGGTGTATATGATTTGGCAATTACATATGACATTCCAAAAGCTGATATGAAAGCCTTTGTTCGGATGTTTAACGAATCGTCTAACATTGGTTCTCTTACTCCTTTCCGTGATGCTATTAAATATGTTCGGAAGCTTCATGAGGAACATGGGTTTGTTTTCCATTGCATTACCTCGCTGAGTACCAATGAATATGCCGGAAAACTTCGGCGGAAGAATCTGAACTCAATCTTTGGCGCCAACATCTTTGAAAAGGTGATCTGCTTGGATTGTGGTGCTGATAAGGATCAGGCATTGCTTCCATACAAAGATACTGATTGTTTCTGGATCGAAGATAAACCAGAAAATGCCGTGTGTGGTTCTGAACTTGGTTTGTTTGCAGTCCTCATCGAACACGACTACAACAAAGACCTTGGACACCCAGACATCCCTGTTGTAAAAGGTTGGAAAGAAATCTATGAGATGATTACATTCTTTCATTAGATTATAAATACTCCTATGGTGGAAGTGAAGGCGGCTACTATGCCGCCTTTTTTATTAAGGAGTATTATATTGCCGACGTATACTTTTCGTAACAAGGAAACCCTTGAAGAAGTAACACAAATCTTATCTTTGGCAGAGAGAGAAAAATTCCTAGAAGAAAATCAAGATTACATGCAAGTACCACCAATGGTATCTATTGGAGACTCAGTCCGATTAGGCTTCCGTAGAATTGATGACGGATTTAACGACGTACTAAAAAAGGCCAAGAAGGCACATTTACATAGTACTATTGAAACTCGCAACTGAGGACAATTATGGCTTTTCAACAACAACGAATCAATAAAAGACAGAAGCGTGGCTTAAAGCAACAAGGAGTGTTGGAGGATGGTAATAGACTATCTGCTTCATTTAATATTGTAGAAGATATTAGACCTATGACTTTGAATCAAGGCAAAGCCTTTGATGCATGGGATGATGACAATAATATCATGTTACATGGTATTGCCGGTACAGGTAAAACATTCCTTGCTTTATACTTTGCACTAAAAACTGTTATGAATAAAAACACACCACAGAAAAAAGTTTGGATCGTTCGATCAACTGTTTCTGCTCGTGATCAAGGCTTTATGCCAGGAACTAAGGCACAGAAAGAAGCGGTATATGAAGAACCATATCCACCTATCTGCCAAAAGTTCTTCGGTCGTGGTGATTCATATTCTATTTTAAAGCAAAAGGATATTATTGAATTTAGAAGTACATCATTTCTAAGAGGCGTTACCTTTGATGATTGTATTATTGTTGTTGATGAAATGCAGAACATGAACGATGGTGAATTGCATACCATTATGACTCGTGTTGGGCAGAATTGCCGAATCATCTTTGCTGGTGATATTAAACAGGACGACCTTACTAACAAGCGCTATAACGAACAGTCAGGTATTGCTGATTTTATGAAGATCATTAGCAGTATGAGTGAATTTAAATTTGTTGAATTTTTCATTGATGATATTGTTCGCAGTGACTTGGTCAAATCATACATTATTGCAAGAGACAAATTGGGATATTAATATGACATACATTATGGAAGTACAAGAAGATACCAACGGGGATGCGATTGTTCAATTCCCCGTTGAACTACTCAATCAAATGGGATGGACCGAGGATACACTTATTGAATGGATCATAAGTGATGATGTGGTTACAATACGAGAGGTGAAAGATGACGGCAGCATGCCTTCAGAATGATTTAGCTGGTGGGGCATTAGTCCCATCACAATCAACTGTTTACTTTAATGGTAAATTAGTGATTGTAGATGGTGATGCTGTGCAACCACATGGTATTGGTCCTCATGCTGCCGCCACTGTTTCTGGCACATCAAGTGTTAAGATAGGTGGTAAGGCAATAGTTAAAACTGGTGATACTGCATCCTGCGGTGATATTGCTACAGGATCAAGTACTGTAATTATAGGATAAAAATGTTTAATCATGTAAAACACGGGCTAACACTGCCTGATCTATATTGTGATACTACTCCAACTGGAAGATTCTATTACCCACCAACAGGTGAAAAGTACCCATCAGTGACTACAGTCCTATCTATTATGGAAAAAGATGGTCTTGAAAAGTGGAAAAAAAGCGTTGGTGAAGAACAAGCAAACAAAATTGTTACTCAGGCTGGCATTCGAGGAACTGAAGTTCACTTGATTGCTGAAGAATATATTGATAATAAACCAGACTATGCAGTTGGTAAGATGCCAACCAATATGTTTACCTTCAATCAGATTAAACCACTGCTAGATAAACATCTAGATAATATCTGGTTCCAAGAAGCACCTCTTTATTCACACTTTATCAGAGTAGCTGGTCGTGTTGACTTGGTTGCAGAATGGAATGGTAAACTGTCAATTATCGACTTCAAAACCTCTCGTAAACCAAAGAAACGTGAGTGGATTCAGAATTACTTTATGCAAGAATCGTTCTACGCTGTTGCCTTCGAAGAGCGTATAGGTAAACCCATTAAGCAACTGGTGACGATTGTAGCAGTCGATGGTGACGATTCACAGGTCTTTATTGAGAACCGTGATGATCATATTCACAACTTCATTGCTCTCCGAAAAAAATATACAGAACTTAAAGGTATCTGAAAATAGTTGTGAAAAAGAGCGCTTCGGCGCTCTTTTTTTTGTTGACATTTACTTTTGTTTATGTTATAAAGTATATGTAACCAATACAGGAACCGATCATGAAACATCCAATATACATTGAAGATGACTATGGCCATCACGTTTACAAAGCAAACGGTAAAGTGTTGACTGACATCAAAGCTGTTGAAATCGACGGTGTCCATTACGGCGTTACCAGTCGTTTAGTTGAAGTGTCTGTGAGTGAAATGGGTCACCACGACATTTTTGATGCTAAACGGTATTTCATGAAATATGAACGCAAAGAAGTTGAACTGTTTGACTTTTGTTGGTTTGATCCAGAAGATGAATGGTTCGCAGATGAAGGACCTGCTAAATTTGAAGTGCGGACGCTTGACGTAACATATGGGGAGAACTAAAATGACCGATGACAATTTACCTGAAGATATGGTAACAATCTCAAAGAAAGAGTATGAAGGTTTGCTTGATGATGCTGATTTGCTACTTTGTTTACAAGACGCTGGAGTGGACAACTGGGAAGGTTATGACCATGCTTTGCGGGAATATTATAACGTGGTAGACTGACAATGACATTCAATCATAGACACATCAACACAGACGGCAATATGTTAGTCGGCACTGTCTGGTCACATGGTCAGTTTCAGGTAGAAATGCTATCAGACGGCTTCGTGTGTAACTGCAAGAAGAAGATGAAGTTTGAATGCTATCACATCAAGTCAGTTATCCTTGGCATTCTTGGTGTAAATCAGACTCACCAAAAATAATTGTTGACATTTACTTTTGTTTATATTATAAAGTATATGTAACCAATATAGGAATATGACATGACTGTAAATGAACTCGTAATGTTGTGGGCTAAGTGGCTAGAAACAAACGGTAAACCTGTAAAAGCTTCAAAAGAACGAACTGCCGAACTTGCTGTTCGTGACATTGCTTATTACTTCGAATATTATCATGGTGATCTTACATTATTTAAAGTTAGTGCTATTCCAGGTCTTGGCTTTAAGCGTATCGCATATCTTGAAGATGTGTTGGGTATCCAATTTAAACGGAAAGATAAACCTGTGAAACCTTCAAAACCAGATCAGGTGATTTATGTTCTTTTTGAAAAACTACTAGATATAAACTTTGAACGTGTTGCTGGCATATATGCCACTGTTGAACTTGCAAATGAAATGTTGGAAGAACATTGGGAGTTGTTTGGTCGTGAACGCACTTACCGAATTGAACTTATGACTCTAGATACCAAAAGGAAAGCTTGATTAAATGAATATCTTCATCCTTGACAAAGACCCAGTTGCGGCTGCACAATTGCAGTGTGACAAACACGTAGTAAAAATGATTGTCGAGTCTGCTCAAATGCTCTCGACAGTTCATCGTATGCTTGATGGTGAACTCAAACGTGCTCCATCCAAGTCTGGTAAAACGTTATCAAAGCATTGGATATTACCCGACAGCCGTGACTCTATTATGTACAAGGCAGTACATATGGGTCATCCATGCACTGTGTGGTCAACCATCAACACTGGCAACTATTGGTGGCACTATGTGCACTTTACTGCACTGTGTGACGAATATACTCATCGCTATGGCAAAGTACATTCTACAGATACACTGTTGCGTAATCCATTGGCAAACTATCCAAAGAATTTGCCGACCAACTATCGGACACAATTTCCATTGGCGATGGGTTCAAATCCAGAGTGTATGCATCCGAATGATCCTGTTCGGTCGTATCGTGAATTCTATCAGACAAAACAAGAGCGGTTCAAGATGTCTTGGACTAAACGTGAAATACCAGAATGGTTTAAAGTAAAGGAACTAGCATGATATGGGATAACCGCACTTGGAAGATTTTTGCAGGTGATAACTTTTTGGGTTATGAATATGCAAAAGATGAAGTTGATGCTCAAACAATGAGCGTAAGAAAGTTTGGCGTGCCTGAAAAGTGGGGCATTGAATCATATAAGATTGAATTGATTCCTTGGCCCACTGACAAATAATTATGGAGCTTCAATATGTATACATACACGAACAAGAGAATTAAAAGCAACGTCTGGTATGACCGAGCTATGAAAAGAACATTTAAGGATAGACAATTTACTCAAGATCAATTTTTCAATAAATTCATCTCTATTTTTTTGCATGTCGAAGATAAATCCGATCTTTTAAATGCAACTCGGCGAGCAGGATATGTATGGTCAACTTTCACCAAAAGCGGTCATATTGTAAAAACCGAGAATTGATTGATTTTTTTGAAATAAATGCATTTTGTTGTTGACAATAGGTTCTATTTGTTTTATAAAGTATATGTAAACAAAAGGAACCTGACATGACCAAATATGCTGACTTGACAATTGACCAAATCCGTGACGCCATTAAGTCCATGATCCGCAATTCCAAACTTGCTTTTGCTGCAAATGATTTTGGATTGTCCCGTGCACTTGATGCCAAAGCCAAAGGTCTTTGGGCTGAATTTGTTATGCGGATTCAAAATGAGGATCCATGGACTACCGAAGCTGACATTCGTTACTTTGAAGGGATCAACATCTAATGTCTAAGTTTAACTCTGAAATGATTAACCGTTGGACTGTTATGGCTGCAGATTATCTTGGTCGTAATGGTTATGATCTATCTGACGTTAAACTCGGGTCTGAAGCTTGGGCCATTGCTCATCGCTCCGGAATTAGTTATGAAGCCTATGAGGATATGTCTGTTGTTGATGCTCATATCGTCACGGCGCTCAAACAAATTTTTCCGAATGCAGAGTTTAAAGATACGTACTCTTACTGAAGGATGAATACCATGTACTATGAAGTTCAGTTCTATAATTTTGGTTATGCATTGGGGAAAAAGTTCACTGATGTGTCAAAAGCTAAAGATGCAGCTGTTGCGTGTGGTTTCGAGTGTAACATTGTTGAGATGAATTCAAATACGATTATGGCAACTTATTCCCCTATTGGAGGCTGGAAATGAAATATACTATCAAGGTCAAGAGCAAAGAAGCTCTTATTAAAGCAAATTATGATAACCCAGATGCTGGAGTTATGTGTGAGGAATCTGAATTTGATCGCTATGCTGATCAAATCTTCACCGGTTGTCGGGCGACTGAAGATGTGCATTCATCAACGCTATATCCTGGCGGTTTTGATAATGATGCCAGCATCTTTATTAAGGAAGAAATTGAATGGGTAAAAGAGGATTATGATGTGGAGTATACTGAATAATGGCTAAAGCAACTGTAAAATACATGGGCGTAATTCGACCAATTGAGTCGATAACTCTTACACTTAACCATGACGAACTTCTGGTACTTATTACCATTCTAAAACGAATTGGTGGTTGCCCTGATAATTCGCCTCGGAAACATGCCACAAGTATTTTGATCGCAATTAATGATGGTGTTGATCCTGAGATCAGAGACTATGACAAAGTAAGAGAATTGGTTGGCAACAATCTACATTCCGGTTCTATTTACTTTGAGGACTACAAATAACAATGCATCTTGTTGGTCCGTATATGACGACCACAAAATATAACAGCAAGACAAAAAAGACAAAGAACAAACGTCTGCTAGCCGCACAAGAACGGCATGAGAAATGGATGGAAGAACAAGGTTATAATAAAGTAGCCAAGGCTCCCGTCAATAGTATTCCAGACTACAAGTCAACAAAGCCTTTGGTTCCTTTGAGCAATAAAGTATGTTCAAATGGTGCTGCAAAGGAACGAAAAGAATACACAGGCACATTGGTAAAAGGTATTGCCACTATGCACAAGAGCAATGCCGTGCCTATCACTACAGCCGAACAGGCTATCGAAGTAAGTGCGATGCGGAGATAACATATGGCTACCACAACCATTATCCATATCAACAGAAACATCATTCAACAGAATGCAAAGCATAGTCGGGCGGAACCAGTTGTTCGTGTTGAAACCAATGGTGTTGTACAATACTGTATGGAAGTTGATATACAAGGTCCTAGTCGGATGGTCTATAGACCAGACAGTCCTAGACCATGTGGTGCAAAGCTTTGGATTGAAACCGAGGCACCTTGTGTTCTGATTGAAACAAAAAAAATAATTTGAAATAAATGCATTTTGTTGTTGACATTGTACTTAGTTTGTTTTATAAAGTATATGTAACCAATGAAGGAAATGACAATGACTAAATTTGCTAAGTTTGACCGCACCAATCTGAAAGCTCTTCGTGCTGAAATGGCTGCCGTTCTTGAAAAATACGGTGTTGCCGCAAATCTTGAGATTGCTGTCGGCAATATGAAGTTCAGTGAAGCTGAAGTCGAAATCAAAGTGACGGCTAAGGTCATCGGTGTGAAAACTCGTGCCGATTCTATGCTTGAGACTATGATCAAACTGAAAGGTCTAAAACTGAAGAATGCCAAGGGTGATGAACTTGTTGGCTATAACAGTCGTGCCCATAAGATGCCTTTCATCTATCAGAAAGCTTCTGACGGTAAGCGTTATAAATGTGCCGAAGATATGGCAAAATTCTTGTTTGCAGCATAAGGAGAACTGACCATGAATAAACTTCAAATCCTCGGCGATCGTATGATGACGGTCGCTAAGACCTATCACAATGACATTCTTGCAAATGAGTTTGCTCGTGTCGGTGATCTTGTTGCTCATCAAGGTATGCCCTTCGTGAAAAAGCTGACCGAAAAAGATCTGATGGTTGTGAAATATTTTCAAAATAATTGTTGACATTACTTTTATTGTATGTTATGTTGTCTATGTAACCAAAACAAAACAGAGGAATACAAAATGGCTCACGAATTAGAGATTGTTAACGGCGCTGCTCAAATGGCGTTTGTCGGTGAATTGCCTTGGCATGGCCTGGGCGTCCAGGTCGCCGATGATTTGGCTCCTGCCGATATGATGAAAGCTGCTGGTGTTGACTGGCGTGTACAAGAGGTTGCAACCTTTGCTGAGTTCAACGGCAAAAAAGTCCCGACCGGTATGAAAGCACTGATCCGTGAAACTGACGGTCGTGTATTGACTCAGGTCGGCAAGGGTTGGCACCCTGTCCAAAACGAAGAGGCCTTTGAGTTCTTCAAGGACTTCACCGATGCCGGTAAGATGAAAATGCACACTGCAGGTTCTCTGAAGAACGGTGAGATCATCTGGGCCTTGGCAAAGGTTGACGATGACTTCGAATTGTTCAATGGTGATAAGGTTGAGAGCTATATGCTCTTCTCGAACCCACACCAATACGGCAAGACCATTGACATTCGGTTTACTCCTATCCGTGTGGTCTGCAACAACACCCTGACCTTGTCGCTCAATCAGACCGCTGCCAATGCAGTCAAGTTGAACCACCGCCAAAAGTTTGATGCTGATGCTGTCAAAGATATGATGGGCATTGCACACTTCAAGATGTCGCAATACAAGGAAATGGCTTCCTTCCTTGGCTCCAAGCGCACCACTGAGGATACTGTCAAACAATACTTCGGTGAGTTGTTGGGTATGTCGAACAAGAAGGAAGGTGAATTGTCCCGCACCGCCGCCCGTGCAATGGAAGTTCTGATTGAACAACCAGGCGCCGAGTTTGCGGAAGGCTCTTGGTGGTCTGCCTTTAATGCCGTGACCTTCATGACTGACCATGAATTGGGTCGGTCGGCCGATACGCGGATGCAATCGGCATGGTATGGTACCAACAAAAAACTGAAAACTCAGGCTTTGGAATTGGCCTTGGAAATGGCTGAAGCTGCCTGATCTGATGACAATTTGAAACTGAAAAGGAGCTTTCGGGCTCCTTTTTTATTGGTTTCTGCTCATGTATGCTTGACTACCAAAAAATGTAGCAACAACTCCAGCCTGGGCAATGTAAAACATGCTCAGGATATTATCTATAGCTTGGATGCGATCAGTGTCTATCCAAGGTAGAAATAACAATACTGTAAAGAAGACCATTGACGCCATCGCAATCCATGCCATGCGCCGTTGTTGGTCTTCTTTTTTATCTTGATTCTCAATCTCAATTATGTCTTGAGTTTTTTTGATTTCGCTACTTGAAATAATACCATCCTCATCACTATCATAACCAATGTGACTATTCTTTTTGTCCATTGCTCTGCCTACAATACGCATTTGTGTATAAGTATATAACATATTTATATTGACAAAGTTCTATGGTATGGTATAATGAATTAATGGTTCTGAATAATATGAAAGGATTAATGAATTATAACTAATATATTTTAACTATATAAGGAAATACAAAATGAGATATATCTTAGGAATAATTATTCTCACTAGTATCTTAACAAGTACTAAAGTTGAAGCACAACATGATGATTATATGAATGAATTAAATTGTCTTGCACTTAATATATATTTTGAATCAAGAGGTGAATCTAGTCTGGGTCAAAAAGCTGTTGCATGGGTGACTCTTAATAGGACTAACTCTCCAGAATACCCAGACGATATTTGTGATGTTGTCTATGATAGAGGTCAATTCTCATGGACAAGAGATAAAAGGTCTGATGATCCTAAGGATGATAATGCATGGGCTCGAGCCTTATATATAGCATATGTGATTCTTAAAACCCATAAGGTTAGCAACGATCCAACAGATGGTGCTGTTATGTTTCACACATTGAATAGTAAACCTTCTTGGAGAAAATCATATGTTGTTACTACAAAGATTGACGGACATATTTTTTATAAAAAAGAACTTAGTAATGGCTAAATGGGATGACAAAAAGCTTGATAAGGATATTGATGATTCTGAAAAGAAAAATGAAACCCCTCCAGTTCCAGTCACAACACCAAAGCGTAAGTTAACACATGAAGAAACAATTAGACGATATGATAGAGGTTAATATGAAAACATTTGAAACTTACGAATATGTGAATGATTTACAACCTTGTATGAAACGACCTATTGTTGTTCATGCAAAGCAAATGGATGTAGAGTTTCGTGTTAACACTCTTGAAGGTAATTACAAACAAGGTAAAGCTGGTGACTATCTCATGATGGGTATTGGCGGTGAACTTTATATTTGTGATAAGACCATCTTTGAAAAGACTTATGATTTTATCTATGATAATGGTTGACATATACTAATTAAGGTGTTATAAATAGACTTGTAAATGTTGAAGCAACATGGACACATTCTGGACTGCGGGGCGGTACCGCACGACTCCACCACGGATACACTGCTTATGGTCTTTTGACACGGGGATAGGCTTTACGCCGTCTGGCAGTGTATCTTTGCTGGGGTCGAAACAGGATCGACAGGTGTGAAGATAGAGTGGAGTTTACCGGATGACTGCGTTATTGGTCAAACATACTAAATGCAAACGAAAATTTCGCACCTAAGGCTTTTGCTCTAGCAGCATAAGTACTGTGGGTATGAGTTCCACCTAGAAACAGAACGGACTCACTTAAACATGTTTAAACAATTAAAGGAAATACTATGAAAACGATTCTTCTTGCAACTACCATCCTTGCGATGTCTGCTGTTTCTGCAATGGCTTTTGATCTAGGTTACGGCTTCTCTGCTGGTGCAGACATCAATGCAGAATACAATTTGACCGCTGGTGGTGATATTGCTTTGACCGCAACTCCAGCATTGTATTACAGTGTTGCCGCTGTTGACTTGACCATCAGTACTGATATTGATTTGGCTGATGTATATTTTGTCGGTCTTGATCTTGAAGCATCATATGATTTGAACGACAGTTTTGACTTGTACGCAAACGTTTCCACCGATGAAAATTTTAACTTCGGTGATGTAGTTATTGGTGCAACTGTTAGTTTCTAATACTTAAAAATGTGGAGGGATTAAGTTCTCTCCACATTTTATTATTAGATTGACATATCTTATAGTTGGTGTATATTAAACTATAGACTATGAAAGGATAGACATGGAATTAATTTCAACATACTTTAATGAACAGACTTCAAAAGCTCGAGCTGAAGTGATTAAAAATAACAGTCTATATGAAGTTCATTATTATAATAATAGTGGACAGTTGTTCAAAACTGAAAACTTTGTCAATGAACAAACGGCGCAAAACATTGCCGAAACCTGGGCATCACAAATTCAGGTATTAAAGGAATAATATGACACTTTCAGCTGAAATGATCCTAAAAGAAGTAGAACAATATACAAATAATGAAGTCAGTCTTATTGATGCTTTAGTACATTTCTCTGAAAAACATGATATTGAAATTGAATTGATTGGTGAAATTGTAAGACGATCTGTTGTATTAAAAGCAAAAGTTCGTAATGATGCAGAACGTCTTAACCTATTAGAAGAAAAAACGGCACAACTTCCAGTATGAGTATATATTCAACAAAAGCTGCATATGATCTGTATGTGTACTATTTGGCTTTAAAGAAACACTTTACCACTGATTATGATTTTTTCAAATACAATGGTAAGGTGAGAGCGTCACAGGATGCCTTTGAGAATAGAAAAGACAAGTTCTTTTTCTATAAACTATCAAAACGATCTGATTCTCAAAGTTATCTTTTGGCAAATATCATTCACAATCCTAAACTATGGATAGGTGATCTTGGTGATGGTAATGGTGAAACTATCTACAATGATTGGAAAAAAGTTCAGCAATCACTGATGTATACTTTTCAATCTGATATAAATAACATGGATGGAGATTTTGATTCCAATGTTCTTACAAAGGACGGTCAACATCCACCACTGATCCGAATGTACTTGACAAAACAAATACATTCTGAAACCTTGATTATGATAAACGACGTGACAAATATTTTTGATTATTGGGATAAGAAATTGGTTGACAAAATCATATGGCCTGATATAAAGAGAACATGTGTTAAATACAGACCATTCTTATCATTTGATAAGGCAAAAATTAAAACTACTATAATCGCAACATTTCGCAAATAAA